TGCTGCGCAAACTGGAATACCTAAACAACTACTGGCCCGTGGTGAGCGCAACCGCACAGCCGCTGTATTACGCCGACTATGACTACGATCATTGGTTCGTGGCGCCTACACCTGATGCGGCATACAGTTTTGAAGCTTTGTGCTACACCCGACTCCAGCCGCTGGACTCAAACAACCAAACCAACTGGCTCACGCAGAATGCACCCAATGCCATGCTGTTTGGCACATTGAAACAAACAGCCCCATTCTTGAAGAACGATGCTCGACTGGCTCTGTGGAGTCAGATGTTTACCGAAGCATTGAACGCCCTCAAGACCGAAGACGTATCCCGCGTTGGCGACCGTTCTGCGGTGGCTGTTGACAGTTAAGGCAAACCATGACCACATATATCAGTCCGTTTACCGGCCAAACAATTTCACCGAGCCAAGTCTCTTACGAGTCGCTGACGATCAGCGCTAACACGCCCTTGTCGTGGCCCATCAACGGCAACAACACGGTTGTTTCGGCCAACATCATTGACGTGACTGCCACCATCGGTGGTGCGGTTTTCCGCGGAACAATCTCAGGCGTGACGTTGACTGTGACCTCTGTGACCTCTGGAACGATTGCCGTGGGTCAAGTGATCACCGGAACGAATATCGCTTCAGGAACGACCATTACAGCCCTTGGAAGCGGTTCTGGCGGCACAGGCACATACACCATCAGCATCTCGCAAACAATCGGCACGGCTGAGGCTATTACGGCCTCTGCGTTGCTTTTGGAGTTGCCCCCTGCCACTCAGGTGTCGACCGGCCAAGCCATCATCGTGCGCAACGTGGGTTCAAACTCATTCACGGTGGCTGACACTTCTGGCAACACCATCGTGTCCGTGGCCTCCGGGATTGCGTACTACATTTGGCTGACAAACAACTCAACTGTCAACGGTACATGGACTGAGGTTCAGTTGGGTGCTGGTACGTCATCCGCCAACGCCTCACAGTTGGCTGGATATGGCTTAGAGGCTCTGGGCGCAACGCTGAACACCATCACACCCATCACCAGTTACTACTCCAGTTCTACCCTGAGCGCAAACGCTCAGTCACAGTTGTCTGTGTGGGAAGGTGGTGCTGGCACGATTACTTTGCCAAGTGCATCAGGTGTTGGCGCGAATTGGTTCACCATTGTCAAGAACAACGGCACCGGTATCTTGACGGTTCAGACCTCTGGTTCGGACACGATTGACGGCATTTCAAATTCAACCCAGTTGCAAATCGGTGAGTCATTTGCCTTGGTGTCCGACGGTACGTCAACATACAACTCTTGGGGCTATGGCCAAAGCGCGATCTTCTCTTTCACGCAAGAACAAATCTCAGTGACCGGCGCTGGCGCCACGATTACGCTGACATCCAGCCAAGCCTCTTATACGTTGCAAGAATACTCAGGTGTCCTGAGCCAAAACACAAACGTGGTTGTTCCTTCCACGGTTCAGTTCTACGTCATCACCAACAACACAACTGGTTCATACACGCTGACTTTCAAGACAAGCGTTGGCGGTGGTGCAACAACAACTATCCCCAACGGCTCAACCGTTGCGATGGTGTGCGATGGCACGAACGTCTACGCTGTTTCGACTGTGTCCAACAACGTCACCTCGCTGACCTTGAGCGTGGGATCATCGACTAACCCCTCGCTGAACTTTGTGGGTAACCTGACAACTGGTTTGTATTTGCCCAACTCAAACCAAGTGGGTATCACGATCAACGGCTCTGAGCAAGCTTACTTCAGTTCAACTGGACTGACCGTGTTTAGCGGTATCAGCGGGGGCACATTTTGACCTCTAAAGTCATAGCCCTACAAATCCCGCCGGGTATACAGCGGGATGGAACTCAATTTGCTGCGCCGTCCTATGTCGACGGTGAGTGGGTGCGTTTCCAGCGTGGCTTGCCCAGAAAAATTGGTGGCTACTCCGGCGCCTTTTTGAACGCTTCAGGCATCTCTCGTGGTCTTACCATGAGCGCCTCAAACGGCCTCAACTACATCATCTCGGGCTATAGCGCGGGCATTCAACAATGGGTCACCAACAACGTGACGGCCATTGGTACTGGGCCAACACCGTTTTCGCTGAGTTCATCGTTCACCCCAAACGCCAATAACTTGTGGCAGTTTGACATTGGTTGGGACTCAACCGGTGGGAATGCTCTTCAGTTAATTGCTCACCCCGGACAGAATCTGAACTTCATCTCAAGCACCGTCAATACACGTCCTTTGTTCGGGCCGTTTACTGGTACAACTCTAGCGCCCGTCGGTGTTTTTACGGCCGCAGGGACAACGACTGCAACACAAAAGACAGTCACGTTCGCTACCACCATCTCTGGGATTGGGGCGGGTGTGACCGTCACCGGAACTGGTATCCCTGCCAACACTTATGTGGTGTCCGCGGCCATCGTGGCCGGTGTTTGGACGGCAACTTTGAACAACGCCGCCACCGCATCCGGCACGGTGACATTGACCTTTGACAACAACATCTCCGTGTCCGGCGGTGTTGTGATGCTTTACCCATACCTTTTTGTGTACGGCAACAATGGCCTGATCCAAAACTCTGCGGCTGGTGACTTCACCAACTGGACAAGTGCTGACTCAAACGCCAACAACGTAGCCTCTACAAAGATCGTGAAGGGGCTTCCAGTTCGTGGTGGTACTACATCACCCTCTGGGCTGTTTTGGTCGCTGGATTCGGTTATACGCGTGTCCTATGCGCCCCAAAACGTGGGAACGTCTACGCTCTACTGGCGCTATGACTTATTGACCCAGCAAAGTTCGATCATGTCGTCCAGTTCTGTCATTGAATACGATGGCATTTACTACTGGTGCGGCGTTGACCGGTTCTTGATGTACAACGGTACTGTTCAAGAAATACCAAACACGCAAAACCTGAACTGGTTCTTTGACAACGTCAACTTCAGCCAGCGCCAAAAAGTCTGGTGTACAAAGGTTCCACGTTGGGGTGAAATTTGGTGGTTTTATCCCCGCGGTGACGCCACAGAATGCACCGATGCGGTGATCTATAACGTGCGTGAGAAGACATGGTATGACGCTGGTTCTGCACCCGGCTCTCGTCGCTCGGCTGGCATCTTTACCGAAGTGTTCCCCAAACCTATCTGGGGCGGCACGGACGCCACTCCAATTGTTTCGTTCCAAGGCTCGGTGAGCGGTACGACGTTGACCGTCACCGCCATGAACTATGGAACCATCTTTGTGGGCCAGATTCTGCAAGGTCTGGGCGTCCTAGACCAGATGGTCATCACCGCTCAAGGAACTGGAACTGGCGGGACTGGCACATATACCGTCAACAACCCCACAGGAACGGCCGTAGGGGCCACAACTTTGTATGCCAATGGCTATACAGTATGGCAACACGAAACCGGCACAGATCAGGTTTATTTGACGAACGTCGATGCAATCTATTCGATGTTTGAGACACCAAGCCTTGGTGGTTTGGCTGGGTTGGTTGGCTCGACTCAACAGCCGGGTGACAACAACTGGACTCGCTTAGAGCGTATTGAGCCTGACTTTGTACAGAACGGCCAAATGGATGTAATTGTTACAGGTAAGGGTTATGCCGACGATGTCGACCAGCCCTCTAGCCCTTACAATTTCACGTCTTCAACGCTCAAGATTGATATGCGTGAACAACGTCGTGAAATGCGGTTGCGGTTTGAGTCGAACACGTTCAATGGCGACTACCAATTGGGCAAGATCATTCTGAGCGTCGACACAGGCGATGTGCGCGGCACCGGCAATCCTTAAAGGGGAATAAATTGGTCACATACGATCCCCGCGGAATGACTTGGGACACCTATTGCAAACTGATGGAGGAGTTGTTTGCTCCCAATCAGCTTGGGCATGTCGACGAAGAACATTGGATGGACTGGGTCGACGGGTTAAACGGCATCGGTTACTTCACGCAGTCGGGCATCCCTGATGCACGTCAGTTCAAGGACTGGCGTGGTTGGGCAGAAGCCATGTGCGGCATTATGAGTATCACGGGGTAAATATGCGCGGAACTACAATTAACAGAGCGTATTGCTGTGCATTTTGTTGCAGCCCATATACGCCTCCGCTATCCAATCCGATTGTTACTGGTGGTGCTGCCACCACTTCGGCTGGCGCATCTCCCGCCCCCGCCCCTGCCCCTGCCCCTGCTCCGGCTTCTCAGTATGGCAACATGTCTTCGTTAGGTTGGAGCAACCTGACCCCCGATCAGATTGCCAACATTGGCACATACAGTGAAACAATTCCCGGCCTGCAGGCGCAGTACGACTACAATGGAAACTTGATTAGCTACGGCGGAGGCCAAAACGGGATCACATACGACACGCAAGGTCGGATTACAAGTGGTCTTGACAATAATTACGGCTACAGTGTTGACCCCAATACAGGCAACATCACAAGTAAGGCAGCGGTGGGGGGTGGTGGCGGTGGGTTTTTTGGTGGAGGTTTGGGTGGAATTCTTGGTATTGGCGCATTGTTGCTTGCCCCTGAGTTATTGCCTGAGTTATTAGCTAGCGGCGGTGCGGAGGCTGGCCTTTTAGGTGCTGGTGATTATGCTGCCGGTACAGCGGCCACTCAAGCCGCTTTAGCCGATGCTGGAATTGGCACCGGTATAGATGCCGCAACAGCCGCTGGCGCTGGAGCGGGTGCTGGAGCCGCCGATGCTGCCGCCAGCCCATTGTCAAACCTTAACTTGATGCCTTCCGATCAGGCGATCAAGAATGCCGCACTAAAGACTGGTTTGTCTTTGGCATCTGGCCAAGACCCCACGAAAGCCCTCGAGAGCGGTGCTTTGGGTCTTGTTGGCGGTGTGGTTGGAAGTAATGTCAGTAACTTGGTGTCCCCGACTATTTCTTGCCTTGTCTGTCAGAATAAAGGCCTAACAACTGGAATTTCAAATACCATTGGCTCAACAGTCGGTAATATGGTGACTGGTGCCAGCCCAACCAATGCGTTGATCAGCGGTATTGGTAGCGGTGTTTCTTCCGGGCTTGGCCAGAATGGGGCAAACTTATTGTCATCGCCTTTGGCGGGTGCTGCTGGTGCCGCCACTTCTGCTGCTTTGAAGGGTGCAGACCCAACACAAATTTTGACCAATGCTGCAATCGGCGCTGGTAGCAACTACGTTGGCAGCCAGATCAGCGGCGCATTAAAAGATTTAGCTGGCAATCCTACTGCCGGTCAAACTGGCGGTATTGGAACTATGAACAGTTCCAGCTTGAATCCAGACAATGGAAGCCCTGACACCACCATTCCAAGTGGCGGATTGCCTTCAACCACAGTAGCCTCTAATGATCCACTGGCTGGAACTGGTCTAACCACTGATGCCAATGGCAATCTGGTGTTCTCAAACCCCAGTTTAACTGCGGCTGGCCCTGCTGGCCCGATGACGGCGGGATTGACCAATGTCCCCGGCAGTGCACCTCCAATGACTGATGCGGAATTAGCGGCTGCTGCAAAAACCGGCCAGACAATTGATTTAGGCACGATTGGAAATCTGGACAATACAGATTCTCAATCTACAAGCGGAACTGACACGTCAACAAACGACAACACAGACACTTCTGGTGATACCGGCGGCTTGTCGCTTTCTATCCCAACATCTTCTGGTTCGTCTGGTTTGTCGGCTTCTGAAGTTCAGAACATTGTTGCCCAACAGATGGCGGCTAACCCCGGTTTATCTGAAGCGCAAGTAAAGGCCGACATTCAATCTGCGATGGCCGCCAATCCCGGCATGACTGCTGATCAGGTCAACCAGATTGTGCAGAACAACCTATCCAGTTTAACTGGACAAGTTTCTGGCTTGCAGTCAGGCCTAAGTGGTCTGTCTGGCACAGTTGCAAACAACCAAGCACAGACGGAAAACCAACTGTCTGGCATGTCAGCGCAAGAAAAATCTGATGTGGCAGCGCTTCAACAGCAAGGCGTTAGCCTGCAAGACGCTATCAACCAAGTGTCTCAGCAGAACCAAGCCGGTTTGAATGCGTTGTCAACCCAGTTTACTAATCAGTTGAATCAATCTGATCAACAAACACAACAACAATTTGGTCAGTTAACGCAAGAACAGCAACAACAAGCCGCGGCATTGACTGCTCAAGGTGCTTCATTGACCGATGCTATCAACCAAGTTGCGCAAGAAAATCAGTCTGGTTTAAACGCTCTTTCTAGTCAGTTCACCAATCAGTTGGCGCAATCTGATGCAAATACACAGGCTCAGTTTGGTCAGTTGTCACAGGAACAACAACAACAAGCTCAGGCTTTGGCGGCTCAAGGTACGAGTTTGACTGATGCCATCAATTCCGTTCAAGCTGGTCTGACATCCACTATTGGCGACTTGTCCTCTACGTTTGACCAAAAGTTAGCGGCATCTGACCAAGCCACGCAGGATGCGTTTAATGGTCTTTCTGATGCTCAAAAAGCACAAGCAACACAAGAAGCCCAAGATACTGGAAACTTGCAGCAAGCGATTGATAATGCGTCCGCCACCAGCCAGAGCAACCTTGAGGCTGCAACAAGTGGTTTGACTAACACAATCAACACCAACCAGCAAGCCACCAACGAGGCCTTGGCATCGACCAACCAGAATGTGGCCAACTTGTCTGACCAAGAAAAAACTGATTTTGGTCAGTTGTCTGGCCAACAACAATCTGATTTCCAGAATCTAAGTTCTGCTCAGGCTGATCTTGCAAAATCTTTGACCGACATGGGCACCAGTTTTGGTGACGCTATTGATCAGGTCAAGAATTTGGATGAGCAAGGCATTGCAACTGTGCAAGGTCAGCTAGATGCTTACCAGCAACAAACCCAAGCCGGTTTGGATACGACCAACCAAAATATCAATGACTTGTCTACGCAGACTCAAGACGAGATTGCAAAAGCTGCTGAAGCTTCGGCGGCTGCTAATGCTGCAACAAATTCCACTATTGCTTCCAATCAAGCTTCTACCAGTTCTGCGCTGCAAGGATTAGGGACTGGATTGACTGCTTTACAACAAGCGCAACAGCAAGCCAAAGCGCAGTCAATGATGCCGACATTCAGCAATGCCGAATCGGTTTTGAAGTCGTATGTCCCAACCTTGCATGGCGCCAAACTGGTGGACTTGAGGCAACTGTATGATTCACTTGACCCCGATTTGAAGCAAGCTATGGGCACTTCAGTTCAAGCGCCTGCTGCAATGAAGCCGGAAGAAGTCAACTATAAAGATTTGATACCTCCATCCGATTTTAATAAAGAAGTACCCATCATGCCAACCTCAAAACATGGCGGACTCATTCACATGGCTGGAGCCGGTAGCGTTTCTGATGCGGTGGATGACTTGGTTTCTGCCAACACACCAACCATGCAAAGCGTATTCAATGATGCGCAAAAGGCTTTTCAGCCAACCCCCATGAGATCGCCCGCATCAACTGGTCTTGACTCAAGCACAAAATACATTCAAGCCGCCAAACTGCGTCAATTGCAACACTTGTATGATTCGATTACCCCCGCCCTGCGCGGTTATTTAATGGGTGGCCCAGTTGTTGGTATGGGCGGAATGGCTGAAGGAGGCCTTCCAGCGCGTTATCACCCCGAGGCGCCTGAAGGGCATCACCCAGAATTTATCACTGGCCAAACGGGCTATTACGCCGCTGGGCGAGGCACTGGGCAGTCGGACGACATCCCCGCTATGCTCCACGATGGTGACTATGTGATTGACGCTGATTCCGTGGCCCAGTTGGGTGACGGCTCCAGCAAAGCAGGCGCTCAGGCGCTCGAGCATTTCCGCAATCAGATCCCCCACCATGCTCATGGCGGCTCTGCAAGTCCGGTTCCCGCTAAGATTGCGGACGGTGAATATGTGCTACCGGCTGCATTTGTTAGCGCTTTAGGTGGTGGTGACAACAAGACAGGATCGAAGTTGCTGGATAAAATGCGTGAAGAGTTGCGAGAGCACAAGCGGTCTGCGCCTGTCAACAAGATTCCACCCAAGGCGAAAAGCCCGCTTGATTACCTCAGAATGGCGAAAGGTTAAAAAATGGCCAACCTCCTGCAAAGTTCACAAAACACGGCAACGACAGCGCCGTGTTATTACAACAAATACCTTTCTTGCCTTGCTACGCAGGGCATCAATCAAACTGGGCCAAGTGGCGGTCAGTTCGTTGGCGCTCAACCCCTTCAGAATCAAGCATTTAACGCCGTTGGACAGAACTTTGGTGCGCAGCAAGGCAACTTCCAGCAAGGCCAAAACCTTTTGGGATGCGCTGCTAATACCAATATCACTGGTGCTGGCGCTGGTTACATTCAAGCAGGTACTCAAAACAGCGGTCTGGGCGCCATGCAGCCCTACGCCAACCAAGCGTTGGCCACAAGCGGCACTCAAGTCGCCAGCCCTTACGTTAACCAAGGCGCCTCTCTGTGCGCAACTGGTGCCGCTAACCCTTACATCCAAGCCGCCGCTTCTCAGGGTGGTTTGTGTGCCGCACAAGGTTATCTGAACAAAGGCACGAACGCCAACATCGTTGGTGCTGCACAGCCTTTGATCAACCAAGCCGCTTCCCGCGGTGGTCTGTGCGCTGCCAGCCCTTACTTGCAACAAGCCGCAACAAATAACCCCGGTCAATTGGCTCAGTGCTACATGAATCCGTACTTGAAGAATCAAGTGCAGAACGTGTCTGACATCGCCATGCGGAACATTCAGCAGAACTTGGCCCCTCAAGCTACTGCTGCTGCTGTAGGCTCTGGTCAGTTTGGCTCTCAACGTGGCGCCCAAGTATTGGGTCAGGTTGAAGCCAACGCCATGCAGTGCCTAAACAACACGATTGCTGGCATGGAAAGCCAAGGCTACGGTCAGGCATTGACGGCTGCCGGTGCGCAACAAAGTTTGCTGGGTCAACTGGGCGGAACTGCTGGCAACTTGGGTCAGTCGCAACAAGCGTTGTTGGGCCAGTTGGCTGGTACGGCCGCTTGCGCTGCTTCGAAGTGCGCTGGTACTGCATTGACTGCTGGTCAAACTGCTGGTTCGTTGGCTCAACAGCAACAAGGTTTGCTTGGAACTTTGGGCCAAACAGCCGGAACTTTGACCTCGGCACAAATGCAAAACCTGATCAACGCAGGCAGCACACTTGGTGGCCAACAAACCGCGGCAAACCAAATTGCTGCCGGGTTGGGAAATACCGCTGCTGGCGCTCAAAACGCCTTCAACACGAATCTGTTGCAAGCAGGTCAAACGTCTGGCAACTTGGCGGCTCAACAAGCGGCTGCACGTCAGGCTGCTGGCCTTGGTATGGGCACTCTGGCTGGTCAGGCTGCAACGCAGAATCTGGCTTGCATCAATGCTTTGTCTACGCTGGGTGGCCAACAACAGACCATCCTGCAAAACCAACAGTGCTACCCACTGACCAAGCTGTCGAACATTTCGAACTTGTTGAAGGGCTACACCGTTCCTACATCGACGAAACAAACGATGTGCATGTCGCCCTTGTCTGGCTTGGCCAGCGTTGGCTCAACTGCTGCTGGTTTGTTTGGCGGCACTGGCAAGTGCGGTACTGGCCCAAGTTTGATCTCGCAAATTGGCAAGTCTTTTTCCAAATTAACTGGTGGAAATGGTGGCGGAACTGGATGTAAATACATCAACAGTTGCGTGTGCAATCCATCAATTTGCAAGAACACTGGCGCTACATTTGATTGGGGCGATTTGTCTGCTAAGGGCGGCACTGTCAAGGCTGACAAATTGATCAACTTTGGTTGCGCATCCGCAAGTCACATGGGCGGTTTGCCCACATATCGGAGATAAGACATGGGTCAAGAACAGCAAAACATGGCTTCTGGGTTCCCCAACCTTTCCAACTTAAATCCCGAAGGTTTGGGCGACGAATACGGCAAAAATATTGATGCCATTCAAAAGACCCTCGATGATCTTGAGGCGCGTTATCAACAGCCAAACTGGTTCAAGATTGCTGCTGGTTTTGCCAAACCTCAATTGGGTGGTTTTGTAGCCTCTTTGGGTAGTGCTGCGGAAGCTCAAGGTGAAAACATTGAGCAACAACGTCGTTTGGCCATTCCGCTTGCTCAAATGCGGGCACAATTGGGTGTTCAAAGCGCTGTTATGGGCCAGAACAAAAAAGCCGCTGACTATCTTGATAGTTGGCAACAAGAACATCCCGGACAGCCAATTCCAAAGGATGTTTATGAGCATGCTGCGTCTATTTCACCTAATACGCCTCGAGTATTAGCGGCTGGTAAAGCTTTGGACTTTGCTCAAAAACAACAAGGCCAAGATTTGCAAGCGCAATCTCAGGCAGTCGACATTCTGAGCAAACAATTGGCGGCGCATACTATTGACCAGCCGACTTATAACGCTCGACTTGCAGCGTTGTATGAGCAATCACCTTATGCTCAAAGATTCAACACACTGCCGCCAACACCGGCTACAGAAGCAAACCCAACACCTGCTGCACCCCAACCCAGCGTGGCTACTCAACCAGCCCAGAACGCTACAAATGCGCAGGCATGGATTGATGCCAACCACAACATTGAAAGCCCCACTGGAGCGCCTAGCAAAACTTCCAGTGCCATTGGCCCCGGTCAAATGACGCAAAAGACGCGTGAAGGCATTCATGACAAGTACAACATGAGTGCCACGCCTGATCAATACGGCAAAGATGCAAACGTCACCCAAGCGTATGACTATGCGTTGCTTGGCGACCATCACAGCGCCATGGCAAATGCCAACATTGATCCTACAGCATTGAACCACCGCATGATGTGGCACTTTGGTGCTGATGATGGCGCAAAACTGTTGCAAGCCGATCCCAAAGCCAAGCTTGGCGATCTACTTTCTGACAAAGTGTTGGCGGCAAATGGCTACAACAAAAATATGTCTGTAGGCGCCTTGAAAGCCAAAGAAGAGGGCAATCTGTGGAACAACGGACTTGACCCAAACAGTCTTGTCAAGTTTGGCGATCAGGCTACAGCGCAAGCACCACAAGAACCGAAAAAACCAACAATCTTTTCGGCAACTGTTCCAATGCCTGATCTTTCCAAGGTCAATCCAAGCGACTATGAGTTTGTGAGAAACGCAGCCAAAGACAAAGCCGCGGCCGTAGAAAAACCACGCAAGGATGAATACGATTCCTTATCGTATTTGAACAGGCCTGCATTGTTTCATTTGGCTAATAGTTCAACTAATGAAGCAATTCAGGCAATTCAACAGCGCCCAGAATTAGCTAGAAAAGTTTTTAATGTTGTGCGTCAAGCTGGCCCACTAGCCGCTGCTGGCCAAGCTGGGATTGGTATTCAAATTGGCCCGTATGGTGCTCACTTGAATGTTCCAGTTGAAGCATGGCTGAATGCAAAGATTGATCCAAAAGATCAAGCTTATGCGGACATGCTGGCGCAGAAAATAGCCACCAGCGGTTATTTCTCAATGGTGGCCCGAGGCATTAACCCAGAGAATGCCGGTGCTGACAAGATGACTTTGGCCATGCAACAAGAACCTGTGATGCGTAATACTGGCAGCGCTGCATTAGCTGCTCTGAAGCAAAACAAAGACCTGTTCCAAATGTCCCAAGAACTACATCAGGCGTATGCCAATGGATTGAAACGAACTGATCAAAATAGTTTGACTCCATTGCATGACATTTATATGCAGTCTGAAGACATGGCCAATACCAAAGCCAAATTCGACAAGATTGCACAAAAACGTGCTGAAAAACACTTAAACAGCTTTAAAGAGGCGCAATGATGGCTGACCTAGAGAAACAAGCTGAAAATGCCGCAAATGCTTATTTGGAGGCTGAAGAGCCTACTCAACAAGAAGGCGAACCTGAGAAAAACATTTATGCAATGTTGGATGAGCCTGAGCCGTATGAGCACACCTATCAAGACCCAACAATTGCCATAGCCGCAGGGGCTGGTGGTTTGTTGGGGTATGGTCGATCTGGCGCGGGAATGACACCAACCTTGCCCAGCGCAAAAACCATCTCATCCAGCAGATTCACTCCTATGGTTGAAAAGGCGTTTGGCGTTCCACAAGGTTCAGCGGCCAAGATTGCTTCTGCTGCCAAACCTTCTTTGATGCCAACACCAGATCAAACGGCTCGTATTCTGAATGGTTCTATTGATCCAGAGACTGGTACAACTGGACGTGCTCGTATGGCATTCAACGCCGAGACAAGCCGTTTATCGCAAGCTGGTCAAGAGGGTCAAGAAATACTGCATGAGTTGCAATCTCGCGGTCTGGTTGATGCAAAAGGCAATCCAGTTGTTAAAGCTGGCCCTATGTCATCCACACCAAGCGGTGTTGCGGTGCCAGCAGCAACGGCTGAAGAAACTGTTGCCCAACAAGCATTGAAAGATGCGGCATTGGGTGCAAAGGCAAATACTGCTACACGCGTGGCAGGCGCTCTTGGAACCGCTGGGAAGGTAATACCCTATGCTGGCGCTGGTTTGCAAGCCATGGATGCTTACAACCGCTATAACGCAGGCGACAAGACTGGTGCTTTGATTGCGGGAACAATGGCTGCCGCCTCAATCCCTTTGCCTATTTTGGCAACAGCCATTGGGATGCCTATTCAATGGGTTCATGATCACCCAGAACAGGCTCACGAGTTGTATGCTAAAGCCACAGGCATTGTGAAAAAAGCATACACACCCGAAAGCATGAATTTTCCTATGTGATTATTAGGAAAAGAAGTGGCAACAGCAGGTAGGCAATTAGCCATACCAACAGGCTTTTAAGAATCCATTCGATCATCGGCTGTCTCCCCGGTGATTTCCCTCCCCCAGTGTTGGGGGAGGTCTTTTTCTTACATCCCGCCCCGCTTCTCACCAAGCTTCTTGGCAACCTCTGGGTTCAGACTAGCCACAAACTCAATGCAGGCGTTACGCTCTTTGCGGGCGTAGTCCAAGGCAACTTCTTTTTCGATCTCATGCGCAAACGCAATCAGATCAACTTCTTCGGCCACCAATGCTCCGGGCATGCGCTCATCGGTACTGAAGTACAACTGTTTGATTTTCTCTTCGCTTAACATTTCATTCTCCAAACTTATTTTTTAATTTCCAATAGGCCAATAAATTCTGGAACATCGACCAACCGCGTATGAGGTCGGCCTCGTCCCACTCATGAATTTTAATTAAGCCGGGGCGTTTGACTGACACAAACACGTTTGCGCAACGTGCGAAGGGCAACTTCAACCCATAACGATAGGCGGCCAGTTGCATGAGATTCTCATCGTATGCGGGCACGTCATCGTCGTAGTCAAAGTCCTTTGTCTTGGCGTCCAATACGATCCCTGTGGGGCTGGTGGCATCGATCCCTGTGTAGAGGTCAACCTTACCGCCGAACCCCATAGGGTCAGTAAACGAACTCTCAACAATCCACGGCGTCAATGATTTGAGTTTGAAGTGCTTGGTGACCTTCTCGTCAAAAGCCTTCGCCATGTCTTCGTGCTCAACCTGATGGCCGCCCAAGAAGTATTTCTCAATCGACTCATGGATGCGCGTACCACGCTCTGCGGCGCGTTTGGCGGTTTCCTTGGAGTCTTGGATGATCCGCTGAACAAAGTGAACTTCCGGCTCGTTTGGAAGCTGTGGAAGGGTCATAGCCGCTAACAGCATCTGCTCCATCTTCCAAGCCTCTAAAGCGGGCTTTGCGGCGACTTTTAAGATCGTGGTGACCGAGGGCACCAGATTCATCTTTCGTGCGTCCCTGAGCGTTGTAGGCCGGTCTGAGCCGTCCTTGGCCTTGACCGTGTAGGCAGGGGCGCCCTTTTGGTCGTACCAGTGCGTTTGCTCTCCCGCTCTTGCAATAATTGTTGTCATTGATTATCCTAAAAATATAAAAGCCAAGGCCACCACAATAACGGCCAAAATGAACTCAGCCAAAAGCACCAAACCGGCTGTCATAAAAGCATATTCAACTGGGCCTTCAGAGGTGTCTCGGCCCAAGTAGCCGCCTACACCAGCACCAATGAAAATCAAGATCAAGGCCACCTTGAGCATGATGATGATGTCACGGTCTGAATCATGCGGCTCTGGGTACAGCTTCTGTGCGCAATAGGCGTAGTAATGGATTTGCTCCAACGTAGCGCCTGCATGTTGGTAAGTAGGCACAAAGGCTATGCACTCAGCGCGGGATGCAGCCTCCGCTGCATGCTGTGCCGTAATGCTGGCCGAAGTAGCGGCCGAGATGGCCACTGCTGTTGCGACCCCCATCTCAAGCCCCCTTCTTCTTGGCCCACATGGCTTTAATGCGATCAGATTGGGCTTTGCGGTTCTCAAGGCTCCAGCCCGTTTTCTTCTCGCCCTTGTCAAAAGACTCGATTTTGTTGTTCAACAACCGAATGATTGTGGCCGCCTCTTCCATGGCCTTCTCTTGCACGTTGATTCGCGCCTTGAGCGAGATGATTTCCATCTTGATGTTTTCTTTTTGTGCATTAGAAATAAACATGATGTCTCCTTAGAACGGAATGTCGTCGACAAAGCCAGTTGTCATTGGCTCAGGCGGGGCTTCTGGGGGCGCTTCCTTGATGCCAAGGCGTTGCCACTCAGGCGAGGCTTCAATCTTCTTCTTGAGGTGTTCGCTGAACTTGGCAAACAAGTCCATGTCAGGATCCTCGAGATTAAAAATCTCGTTGGGGTTCACGCCTTGGGGTAGACCAGCTTGTTTGATCATGGATGGAACTGGACTCACGCCGCTCACGTTCACATACATCTTTCCGTCTTGGCCAGCACGTTCGATCACGTTCAACATGCACCACGCGCCAAGGACGTTTTTAAGGTCAAAGCGGCGCATTTCTTCATTAGAGAAGGGCTTACCCCGCCACGACTGCAAATCAAGCCTTAAATTGGCCTTATCGCTCCATGACAGCGTGTAGTTCTTAAAGATGGCAAACGGACGGCCGTCACGCATCTTGATCTCTTTTCCTGAGTCGTCTGTGCCGTGGATTTCCCAACCCAGCATGATCTTGTGCAGGAACTTGACTTGGCCCATGTACTCGGTTTTCTGAGTGCCAAGGTCAACGATGCGGTAGCACCGTGCGAGGTGCATGCCGGGAGGGGTGGACTCAAAAGAACCACCGCGGTCTTCAACAAAAAAGCTCATAATTTTCTCCATAGAAAAAGGTCAAGAAATAAAACGATGAACGCCGCTAAGTAAACGACGAACATCACACGTTCGTAGGGGGTGTAGTTACGCTTCATAGGTGATCGCCAGCATGTTTGCCAGTTGGTCGTCAATCTTGCGCATCTTGGCCTCGTAGTCTTTTTCGAGGTCAGACTTCTTCTTCAAGATGTTGGTCACCATGTCGGCGGCAATGTCGCTCTTCTTGCGGAAGTCAACATCAACGACAGACTCGCCGACCAAAAGATAGTCGGGGTTCCAGTCGCGTAAGTTGGTAAGGATCAGATCGCCGGGCTTGGCGTCTTCGAGGTTGTCGATGCCTACTGAAGCGTAGGTGGACAAGAAAATGTAAACTGGCAACTTCATGATTCACTCCTAAATGCAGAACTCTCTGCGCTAAACCGTTCGAATTGAACGTGATGAAATTCTAACATCAAATTAAAGCAAGTTGTAAACACTTCTTGCAAATTATTTTTTCTTGATGTTGTTTTCTTGTAACGTGAAGTTTGTGTAGAATCGGGCTTTGGGAGTTTGTTATGACATTAAAAGAATACTTTGACAGCGATGTCCGGGGGGCGAAGTCAGAGATGGCTGAGTACCTTGGGATCACAACAACGTGGCTGGCGCTCTTGATTGCGATGCGCCGTCAAGCCTCACCAGCGTTAGCACGAAAAATTGAAGCCGCTACAAGCGGACTGGTAACAAAAGAAGAATTGCGCCCCGACCTCTGGGGTTAAATAGTGGCCCGCTTTTGGGTGTTTTAGGAGATCAAAATGGAAAGATTGAAACTTAGTGAAATTCGTATTGACGGTGGAACACAGATGCGTGCCTCCATCAATATGGACTTGGTGAAGGAATACGCTGAAGCGTTCCGTGGGGGCGCACAGTTTGTTCCATGCGTTGTGTTCTTTGATGGCGTAAATTACTGGCTGGCTGACGGGTTCCACCGCTACCATGCAACCGAGGCCGCCAAGATCATGACGCTTGACTGCGAAGTAAGATTTGGCTCTGTCCGAGAAGCAATTTTGTATGCGCTCAAGGCCAATCAAAATCATGGATTGCGTCGCACCAACGAAGACAAGCGCATATGCGTTCAGACTATGTTGAATGACGCTGAATGGTGTTTGTTGAGCAACATCAAAATTGCGATAGCTTGCGAAGTCTCTGACACGTTTGTGGCCGCCATCCGCAATCCTGAAGTCAAGGCCAAGCAAGCCAAGAATATGCAAAAGCATATCGAAAAGAAGGCCAAGGCCCCAGTTAAACTGGACTCAACTGAAACTGACGATCCAGTTAAACTGGACGATTTCGGCCCCTCAGACGAAGAGATTCGTGCTTCTGAACGTGCGCACAATGAATTCTTGGAGTTCATGCAAGAAGCCTTCGAGGCTGATGACGTGTTGGAAGAGACCGCTAAACTTCTGAAGCAATCCCTGCTTGAGATTCACCACCTCAAGATCACAAACAATGGTTTGGTTAACACCAACACCGAACTGACCAAGATGGTCAAATCCCTCCAACGACAACTCGACAAAGTTAAAAAATGACCAACGTCCTAGCACCAAGTGGGTGTGATGATGGAACTACATTCCCTGAACCACGCCCGTTCCAATCTGCCGCCCATCAAGCCCTTCGCCAAGGGTTCCGTGATGGCCACAAGAACCAGTTGATCATGGCCCCCACCGGGGCTGGAAAGACTTACCTCGGCTTGCGTATCTGCAACGAGGCCATGCAAAAAGGCAAACGTGCTGTGTTTTTGTGTGACCGCACCACGCTGATCAACCAGACATCAGCCGCTGCCGACAACTATGGGCTGACCGAACACGGCGTGATTCAAGCGGATCATTGGAGGCGCCAGCCTCACCAGTTGCTCCAGATCGCCTCAGCACAGACCATCGCCAAGCGTGAGTACTGGCCACAGTTGGATGTGCTGGTGGTTGACGAGGCTCACACTCAGTTGAAGGTCTGGACTGAGTACGCCATGTCAACTGGGGCGGCTGTGATCGGTCTGTCTGCAACGCCGTTCTCGCCGGGTCTGGGAAAGATATTCTCAAACCTGATTAACGCCACCACAATGAACGAACTGACAAAGTCAGGGGTGTTGGTGCCCATGCGTGTTTTCTCTTGCACAAAGCCCGATATGACCGGCGCTAAGACCGCTGGCGGTGAGTGGACTGACGTTGCGGCTGCCGAGCGTGGCATGGAGATCGTCGGGGATGTGGTTTCGGAGTGGATTCGCTATTCTGAGCGCCGCAAGACGATTGTGTTTGGTGCGACGATTGCTCACTGCAAACAACTGGCCTCTGAGTTCACCCGCCACGGCATCATGGCCGCGGTGTTTACTTCGGAGACAACTGCCGCCGAACGTGAACTACTGTTGAAAGAGTACAGGAAGCCCAACAGCATGCTGAAGGTCTTGATCAGTGTCGAGGCCTTGGCAAAAGGTTTTGACGTGCCTGACGTCGGTTGTGTATGTGATGCAAGGCCTTTGCGTAAGTCGTTGTCGACGGCCATTCAGATGTGGGGTCGTGGACTTCGTTCATCGCCTGAGACTGGTAAGACCGACTGCATCTTGCTGGACTTCTCGGGCAACATCATCCGGTTTGCCGAGGACTACACCGAGATCTTTTTCAATGGTCTGGCCCAGTTGGATTCTGGTGAGAAGCTGGACAAGAAGATCCGTAAGGATGATGACTACGAACTGAAGGGTTGCCCGCGGTGTGGGTACAAGCCGTTTACGAAGCGCTGCATGGCGTGTGGTTTTGAGAAGAAGCCGCAAGCATTGATCGAACAACGTCCGGGGGAGATGAAAGAGATCTTCATTGGCGAAGGCAAGAATCGAAAGAAACTTGCAGACGATGCGAGGCATCTTTGGCATCAGTTATGCAGTTATGCGCGGATGCACAGCGCTCCTGAGAAGCAGTCTGGTCGTGCTTGGCACTTGTATAAAGATATTACGGGGCAAGAAACGACGTGGCAGTTCAGTACGGCTCCGCAAGTTGAAATTACACCGGCCGTTAAAAACAAGATCACGCAGATGAACATGAAGTGGAAGAAGGGAAACCAGAAAAAAAGTGATGTAAACGTGTTCCTCGAAATGTTGAAAGAGCGAGGTGACAAATGAGTTTCATTGACTTTGCCCGTGCCCATGGGGTGGAGATCAACCCCGACCGGTTGTTTGCGTCCGAGCGCATTCGCCGGTGCGGGACGGTTGACAAACCCCGGTCGACCAACGGTGCTTACTTTTGGGATGGCCAGCGTGGTTGGGTTTTTAACTGGTCTGAAGGTGCTCGAGTTGAGTGGTATCAAGACCCCAACGCGAAGCCATGGACAGACGCCGATAAAGACGCTTGGAAGCGCCAAAGGCAGCACGAGGCACAGAGGCGTCAGTCTGAGCAACAAAAGGCCGTAGAACGCGCTATGGAGTTGCTTAAACACGCCGATCGCCGTTCCCATTCATACCTCGAGATGAAGGGCTTGCCGGACGAAATGGGACTTGTCCTAGAAGACCGGTTAATGGTTCCGATGCGCAACGTCATCACGAATGATTTGCAAGGCGTCCAGACGATCTGGTGGGATGACCATGAGCGCAAGTACCACAAGAAAATGATCTTTGGTATGCGGGCGAAAGATGCAGTTATGTGGATGGGGCCGCGGAACCAAGGGGCATGGCTTGTAGAGGGCTATGCAACGGGTTTGTCGCTCTTGAAAGCTTTAAGATCGATTGGCCACCAAGATGCGGTTGTTGTTTGTTTTTCTGCGAACAACATGAAGTCGGTTGCTGAGAAGCTGCAAGGCTCTGTCAAAATTTTTGCTGACAACGACGAGTCGGGCGTGGGTGAGGCAACTGCTAAGGAGACTGGCAAGCCTTACGTCATGGCCGATGAGAAGGGTTGGGATGCGAACGATTTGCATAAAAACAACGGGCTGTTTGCTGTAGTGGCCAAAATAATGGAGATATAATTTTTTTGTTGGTGGTGCATCGGGTTAGCGCCGGTGGAGTCAATTCATCTTCTATTCCCCTAGGTAACACTGCTTTATGTGAGCCACCAACACCAACACGCATTAGGATTGACGCTTATATGGGTTCATCCATGATTAGTCCTAAGTCGTGTTGGTAATGGGTTGGGGGCGAGTAAGCGAAAGCTGAAAGGGTCGCCGTGTGCAGATACACCCTGCGATGCACACACCAACAATATTTTCGGGTTGAAGCGTGATGTGGTGGCACGATTGCACATTGGGTGCAAAACTTCTTCTGTGGCTACTTGCTTGAACGGCAACTTCTAGAGTGCGTAATAAACAGCAGGGTGTGTTAGAAGTCTATCTGGTTCGACTCCAGACGACCCGACCAATTTAGGGGGAAAGCGGATGCTGGTTACTTGTTCTAGACAGGGCACATAAAGAGACACTAGACGCAGCGAGTACCCCACCTAAAAAAAGTTGTTGACAACAGTTTTATCTGTGTATAATCCAAACCATCAACGGATTGGTAACCCGTTGTAGTTCGTAGAAACGCAACCGCAAACCCATTGGTGAGCGGGCTTCGTCAAAGCTGGGATGTCCTGTCTACGCAGGCTCTTATGCGGCAACCAAGCCTAAAGCTCGTTCACCAATGGGTTTTTTGCTTTGTGGCCTTACCCGCTGAATCGGACGCGCACTGGCGGTAGCGATTCAGGGACACCCCCACTACGGGAAAGATGCTGAGACAGGGGTATGGGTGGCGAAGTTAGCGCCCTAGCATCGAACGGCTGACGGGTCAGATACTCCGACGAGCAGAATCTGTTAAGGCTTATCCCTCGCAGGAGGGCTGGGCCTGTCCACCTCGGAGCAGCAAAGTACCCAGTAAGTGAAGAATAAGAAAAAAATAAGGGATTAGTAAGTAAACAATAATCAATCAAAGACTCGTGGTGCGTCACGAATTTGCTGTAATCTGTTGTTACAATCTTTGAGCAACAACAGGAGTGGTTATGGACAAGCTGGATGAGGTTGGTTACTTTGCGTCTTCGGTTTACTTGGTTAAGAAGCCAGAGTACCTAGACATCGTCAAGGCGTCTGCCTACAAGAACTTTGTCGATGGCCCGCGCAACGCCATACACGACATTCAGATGGGCGCAAACATGTCCCTTGACCCCGAGGTACAGCCATTTGCGCAATACGTCTCCCAGACCGCTTGGAACGTCTTAAATTCGCAGGGCTACAACATGACGCCCTTGGTGACGTTCTTCACGGAGATGTGGATGCAACGGCACAACCAGAATTCTGGGATGGAGCAACACCTTCACTCGCAGACTCAAGTCACGGCGTTTTACTTTTTAACTGTGCCCGAAGGTGGATGCACGATGACGCTTCATGATCCCCGCCATGCGAAGGTGTATGCAAGCATCGGAGAAAGTGATCCATCGAAATACACGGCTGCGTCGAACTCGGTGGTGTTTACGTTCTCACCCGGCGACTTAGTGCTCACGAATTCTTGGCTGCCGCACAGCTTCTCTCGCAACCAGTCTGAACAACCAACCGAGTTCATTCACATGAATCTTGGCGTGATGCAAAACCCCAACCCACCACCACAAGCTGAGGTGATCTGATGGCACACATTCAAATCAGGTTCAACAAGTCTCGAGGTCAACCGGGCAGGGGTACTCCAGATCACGCTTGGCGTGTGTTCGTTGATAAAAAAGAATACCTGTGCAAAGAAGTGACCATCATGGTTGTCTGCCACTCAGAGCGTGATGGTGACGACTGGAACATCGCCTGTGAGGGCACGATAGACATCGACCGAGAAAAATCTTTAATCACGGTCATCCCTTACGCTTTAACTTGATGTTACAATCTCTATGCCCACCATAGGGTATTTAGGAGATTGAATGAGCGAATCAGAAGAGATGGATTATTTGGTGATGGGGCGGCGCAAGGCTGCCTTTGTTGCCGCTGGATGCCCGCCAGAAGAGGCCACAGAGTTGGCCTATCACATGATGGTGCGTGACCGTGAAAACCGCGGATCGACTAATCCATTGGATGACCGCCGTGTGTGCTTTGAATGCAAGGGCTTGAGTGGACGTGATTGCCTATTCGTGAAGGACAAGAAGGGCAAGCCGATTCCACCGCTGAGATTCCATCTACAGCGTTGCCCACAGTTTGAATTGAAGGGGAAGAAATGAATCAATACGTTGGCCAAACAAAGACGCCGCTGGCGAAAGAATGGCGTTTAGTTGCTAAGGGGGACAACCCCATGGAAGT